TGTTTAAAGATCATGTTTGGGATAAACCTCTAGGAAGAGAATTTAGAAATACTAAATAAACTAAAACATCCAACCCGATTCATAGCCGGGTGACTTAAATAATAAAATTAGAGATCTGTGGCCTCCAAGAAATTTGGGGGCCACATTTTTTCTTCGTATATTAACACATAAATTTAAAATCAATACATGGATAAAGTAGTAATTGTAGGCGCAGGCGTAGCAGGAATAAACGCAGCAACAAAATTAGTAGACAACAATTATAAGGGACAAATCACAATTATTGATATGGGTAAAGATCCATACAATAGATTACCTGAAGAAGTAATGACAGGAATGCTAGGAGCAGGAGGATGGTCAGATGGTAAATTAACTTACCACACAGAAGTAGGAGGTCAATTATCAAAATATTGTGGAGAAGAAAAAGCAATGGAATTGATGGATCAAGTCATTGATAATTTTAAACGTTTTCACCCTAAACCAGAAGCTGTACAATGTTCTGATCCTCAAGCAGAACCAGAATTTATAAAACCGTATTTTGGATTAAAATTGTTCCCTGTATGGCACGTAGGTACAGATTATTTACATGAAATAGGTAAAAATTGGTACCAATACCTAGTTGATAATGGTGTTGAATTTTATTGGCAGTGGAGAGTAACTAAAATTGATTTTAAAACTAAACACATTGACATGACATCTGAACAATATCCACAATCAGATGATGATTGGATATTTTTTGATAAACTAATATTTGGTGTAGGCAAATCAGGTATTGATTTTGGTAAACAATTAGCTGAAAAATATAAACTAAAAACAGAACCTAAAGCAGTTCAAATAGGAGTACGATTTGAAGCACCACAAAAATATTTTCAAAAACTAATTGATATTTCATATGATTTTAAATTATATAGAAAATTTGAAGATAAAGGTGTTTCATTAAGATCATTTTGTACTAATAACAATGCAGCTTATGTAGCAGCAGAACACACATATGGAGATTATAGTTACAACGGTCATGCCAAAAAAGATGAAGCGTATAGAAATGATATGACCAATTTTGGTATATTAATGGAAATTAGAGGTATAGATAAACCATTTGATTGGTCTAGGGATGCAGTTAAAAAACTACAAAAAGATGGTAAAGGAACATTTTATTCACCTAACTCAAACAGAGTACCATCTAAAACATCAGAAGGTGATTATGTAAAAGTAGAAGTAGTTCCTAGTATGGATTCACTATATGATGCATTAGGTGACTATGCTTTATACATTGAAGATTTTATTGAAGATATGAAAAAAGTATTTCCAACATTAGGTAATGATTGGGGAATATACATGCCTGAAGTAAAATATCTAAGCCCAGAACCATTAGTAAATTATGATGATTTAAGTTTAGAAGATTACCCAGATATACACTTTGTAGGGGATGCTTTAAGTGCAAGAGGTATTACAGTATCAGGTGCACAAGGTACATATGTAGCAGAAAGCATATTAAAACCTAAAGCTGTAGAATATGATGAATATTTTGAAGGTAATTTGTTTTCCTAATAAATTTTTCGTATATTTACCCAAAAAAATAAAATAAGTTATGGCAAGAAAAAGAAAAGAAGGTTATTTTTGTGAGACAAAAACAGTTACCGTTGAAGATTTTGAATATGATTTAATTAGATTTGAAGGTGATGAAAATTGGAAAATACATAATTGGGAAGGTCCCGCAGTAAGATCATTAGATGGTGTTAGAAAAAAAGCAAAATATTTTATGTATGGTATAGAATATGATAAAGAAGAATTTTCTGAATCTGTAAAGGAAAGAGAAGGTCTTCCTTGGTATAAAAACCCAGCCATGAAAGGGGTTGAAAGATTTTAATATGAAAATAGGATTTTGTGGTACAATGAGTGTAGGTAAAACTACACTCGTTAATGCCTTAAAAGAATTAGAGGAATTTAAAGATTACAATTTTAGAACAGAACGTTCTAAACATTTAATGTCATTAGGTATTCCTTTAAACACAGACTCTACATTAAAGGGTCAAACAGTATTTTTATCTGAACGTTCTGTTGAACTAATGCAAGATAACATTATAACAGATAGGACTGTTATAGATGTTATGGCATTTGCTAATTGTTCTAAATCAATGTATCGTGCTGATAAAGAAAGTTTTGAAGAATTAGCATGTAAATTATTAGGTGAATACGATTATATATTTTATGTTTCACCTGAAGGTGTAGATATAGAAGATAATGGTGTTAGAGAAACAGATGCTGAATATAGAGATTTAATAGATTTTACTATTAAGATGTTTTTGGATAGGTATCACCATAGAATAGAAAACTTAATTAAAATTAAAGGTACTACAAAAGAACGTATCAAAACTATACGAGAGACACTTTCCCCACAATATGTATAATAAATATTTAGACGAAATGAAAAAATCTGACCTTAAAGAAGCAATTAAATCCGAAATTAAAAGTATTCTAACAGAAGCTGTTGGTGAAAAATTGGATGACAACAGTTCAAAAGCTGACGAACTCAGTACTAAAATAGATGATATTGAGGGTAAATTAGAAGAAGAAGAGTTAAAAGAAGCACTAAACCCTGAAGTAGTAAGTGCAGTAAATAGGCTTATTAAGGGGATGGCTAAAAAATATGGTTATGAGGAAAAAGATGCTGTATTTGCTATTCAAGCAGCATTAAAGCAAAGAGAATTTGATAATCCTACATTTGCTGATATAAGAGAAGAAGAAGAACCAACAGCAGCTGATGTAAAAAAAGAAAAATCAATAGCTAAAGAAAAAGCAGATGCTTTAAAAACAAAAGAAAAAATTGATAAAATTAAGAAAGATCTTAAGAAAAACAAGTCTGAACTTCTAAAAATATCAAAAATTGACAGAAAAGAAAGAACAAAAGCTGAGCAGTCATTATTTGATAGTATGGTAGATAAGACTAAAGAATTAAAGAAACTTGAAAAAAGCCTTTAGAAATATACAATCTATAATAATAGTTGTATTACTTATCATTATATTTTTTCTAAGAGAATGTCAAGGAACTAAAAGCACATCTCCAACAGAAGAAGGCACAATAGTAAAAATAGAAACTAAGTATGATACTATTGTAGAAACCATTGAAACTTATGTTCCAGAATATGTAACAGAAGTAAAATGGAGAACTAGAACTATTCATGATACTATAGAAGTACATGATACTATTCCCATAGATACACTATCTATACTAGAAGATTATTTTAAAGCATACGCATACACAGACACATTAGCAAAAGACAGTGTTACATTTATCATAAATGATACTATAACACAAAATAAAATAGTATCAAGAGGAATAAAATATTCTTTAGTTTACCCCACAACAATAATTTCGAAAGAAAGTGCAGTAAACAAAAGAGAGTTATATATTGGGGCTGGATTAGGAATATCATCAGGTCAATTTGATAATATAGGAACTGAATTAATATTAAAAACTAAAAAACATACTATGTATGGTATTGGAGTAGGTTTAACAGTAAATGAATTTAGTATAGCTCCTGTTTTTTCAGGAAAAATGTATTGGAAAATTAAAATGCCAAAAATAAAAAAACCTACTATTACTGATTTAATAGACCCAACAATTGAATGAGCGACATCAAAAAAATAATAAGACAAGAATATCTAAAATGTGCTTCAGACCCTGTACATTTTATGAAAAAATATTGTTTCATTCAACACCCTCAAAGAGGTAGAGTTATATTTAATCTATACCCATTTCAAGAAAGAGTATTAAATTTATTTAATGATAATCCTTACTCAGTTATTCTAAAATCTAGACAGTTAGGTATATCTACTTTATCTGCAGGTTATTCTTTATGGTTAATGTTATTCCATAAGGATAAAAATATTCTTTGTATAGCAACAAAACAAGAAACTGCTCGTAATATGGTTACAAAGGTAAAATTCATGTTTGAAAATTTACCTTCATGGCTTAAAATTACAGCACCCGAAAATAACAAATTATCACTACGATTAGCAAATGGGTCTCAAATTAAAGCCACCTCAGCTGCCTCAGATGCAGGTAGATCAGAAGCAGTATCACTTCTAATAATAGATGAAGCTGCATTTATCGATAATATAGGTGAAATATGGGCTTCAGCTCAACAAACATTAGCTACTGGTGGTGGAGCAATAGTATTAAGTACTCCTTATGGTACTGGAAATTGGTTTCATAAAACATGGGTAGCAGCAGAAAATCAAGAAAACGACTTTTTACCAATTAAATTACCATGGTTTGTACACCCAGAAAGAGATCAAGAATGGAGAAACAGACAAGATGATTTATTAGGTGATCCTAGAATGGCGGCACAAGAATGTGATTGTGATTTTAGTACATCTGGAGATGTTGTATTTTTTCCTGAGTACTTAGAATATTATGAAAAATCTTTTATTAAAGATCCT